ACTTCTTGCCAGTCTGTCCACCGCTGGTCGTTGCCATCGTGGAAAAATCAATGATGCCCGACTGGGATTTATCGGAAGGTTTACCACCGCCGAACAATCCACCCAACGCAGTTCCAAGGAACGAGCCTATAGCAGCGCCAACGAATGGAACAGGGATAACGGCCTGACCAATTAAACCGCCAGCAATACCCGTGCCCGCGTTTACAACAGCATTCTTGTTTCCGAGGCCCAACAAATTAGCGCCCATGCTACCAACAAAACCACCACCAAGATTAGCCAGACTTCCGGCCTGTGTGATAAATTTCTGAATGGCCATGTTCGTTGCAAAGCTTCCACCCAAAGCTGCGCTACCCTGTGCTGCCAGTGTACCCAAACCGCCCGTAAGCGAACCGCCCGCAAGTAATGTTTTACCCATTGTCAAGAGACTGCTTCCGCTGCTCAAAAGGCTCATGCCTGCGCCGCCGCTAGATGACCCGCTAGAGCCAGTTCCCAAGATGGAAGCCAATGCACTACTGGACAACCCAGCAGCACCGCCGATGCCGCCTAAAACGGATATAACGATAGGTTTAACCGCCGCTTGGTAGGCAAGGTCTAAGAGCAAGCTTTTGAATGTCGCTTTGATACCATCGGTGAACTTCTTGAACATGCTGCCACCGCCCTCAAAGGCTCCTTTGAAAGCGTCTTTGAAGCCGTCCTGTATCTCGTCTGCAATGGCTTTGAAAGCTTTGGCCATGGGGCTGTCGAGTTCAACAGCCAGCCGTACTTTGTTCAGTTCCTCTTGTGTATTGCGGATGCCACGGTTGAGCAAGTCTACCTGCTCTCTGGTAGTGGCAACGCCTTTCAGCTTTTCAAGGTGTGCAATTTCATCGTTCAGCTTTTCTTCTGCTGTTCGGGAACCGTTGATAGCGCTTTCAAGTTCGTTCTGTAATTTCTTCTGCGCCTGTAATGCCTCACGGGCAGCTTTATCAGCGGCCTTCTTGGCGGCTTTGTCCACGTTCAATCCGGCTGCAATCTTTGAATAATCCTGTGAAATAGCACGGGTACTTAAGTCGCCAGTAGTTGCGAACTCGTCACCGAACAGTGATTTCTCACGGGCCTTACGTGCAGCCGTAGCGGCGGCAAAGATGCTGCCGGGGTCGGACGTGTTCATTAATTCAATCGGGGTCTTATCGGCATACGGCGTGTACTGCTTGGCAATGTTGATGCCCTTGATAATCTGGTTGATACCCATATTTACAAGGTTGACCAGTTCCAAAAAGCCGGATACTACACCATCGAAAACACTACCCAACCCATCGTAAATAACCTTAGCGCCCTCGCCGACACCACGAAGGGCAATGCCTATGCCATTGGTAGCGCCTGTTGCGTTATTGGCCTGTGCGATAACTTGGTCAAAGCTGTTTAACATCTGCTTCAAGCCCTGTTCCGCTGTTTTCGGAAACTGCTCGAACTCCGCGCGAACCTGTGCCGTTTGGTTGAGTAATGCAGCGAATACGTCACTCGAAAGAAGCTTGCCCTCGACAACCAATAAACGAAGCTGGCCCGTGGTCACGTTCAATTGGTCGGCAATGGCCTTACCAACGCCCGGTATGTTCTCCATGATAGAGTTGAACTCCTCGGCCCGTGTGTACTGGCTGGAAAGTGCCTGTCCTAACTGGGTAAGACCTGCTTTCATCTGCTCTGGCAATGCGCCCGATGTAACACCCAATTTAGTCACTGTCTCGGTGAATTGCAGCATCTGGTTATTGGTAGCGCCAATTTCCTCACGAACGAACGAAAGTCTTTGCAGGATTGACAAGCTGGTGGACATTTCGCTGCCAGTCTCGTTTGAAATCTTGCGCAACTCGCCCATCATGCGGCTGGTTTCTTGTGTGGTCTTTGCAATACTTTTCAGACGGGCTTCCATGACCGTATACTGGTCGGCAGCTTGGATAATTTCACGGATACCCAGACCAAGGCCCAATAGACCAAAGGCACGTACCAGACCGTTTGCGGCCAATGTTGTAGACTTAACCTGTTGCTCTAAACGGGCTGTTGCGGATACTGCTTGCTTGCTGGAATTACCGATGTCGTCAAGTGAACGCTTGATAACGCGGCCACCGCTATCATCGCCCTTAATCCCTACAACAATTTCTACGTCACTCATTTCGGCCCCTTCGCTTCAAGCGACTTATCATGGTGATAAACCGCATTCTCCATTGCCCGTATATGGCTTTCAAAAACACTGAAATCGTCCAAATCAACAATCCCATATTTCGCAGCATATCTGTCAACGGAACTCCAAGGTATCGGGCCAAGGGTCATTCCAATTGGCCTATCATAACTCAATTCATGGTAGGCACGCAAGTAAAAGTCCAAACCAATCATAAGGGCAGGGCGTTTCTCCAAAGCTGGTACAGGCAAACCATCTCGTTCACGCTGCATCAGAAATTCCAAGCTGTCGCCCCACTCCTTATTCCAGATTAGGACTTCACAGAGTTTTTTTCCTCGGCCTCAATTTCTTCTTTGCGGAAGTTGGCAAGGCGGTTGGCTTCGTCGCTGATAGCGTTGAACAACTCCGGTAAATCGGTCAGAAGCTTGATGACGTTCTCACGGTTGAAAGCAATCTTTTTGCCCTTAGCATCGGTGATACCATCCCAAGCGATAATGATTGTATCGGCGTAAACCTCGGCCATGATCTTTGTGGAAATCTCATCCGACAAAGTGCCTGCGCTCGTCTGTCTGCGGTATGGGGCCGACTTGGCTGCAAGAACTGTCTGGTAGTTGCGGTTAGCGCCGCCTGCACGATGGATGGTGAATTTGAAAGCGCCGTAGTCAATCGTTACGCCTTTGCCTGTCTCAAGGTCTTTATCGGTGGAGAACATCGAATATGGGGAAGTCATTAGTAAATCCTTTCGGGAGGTGTTAGGCGGAAGCGGCTCACCCGAATGAGCCGCCCCCTAACTTGCAAGTATTCCTTTAGACCTTCGGGGGTCATCTTGTTATGGCGTACGTGTGATACGCATAGAGGCTGCTGTCGTGGCGTCGAAATAAGCTTGGAAGCTGATTGTTGCCATGACATCCTGATTGTTGCCGCCAGCCTTGATGTCCACGCTGGTCATCTTGATTTTCGGAACAAAGAAGGTGTATTTCAATGACGATGTGCCGCCTAGTGAGAACGTCAAATCTGTAGCGGTGTCTGCTAAGTACAGTTCAAACAATTCTTGGCTTGCGAAATAGGCTTCCATCTGACCAGTCACAACGAACTGACCCGCACGAATGCCCTTGCTTGCTACAGAACCCAATACAGGCTGTTGCTCAAGGTTGTTGGTCATGTTCAACGACAGTGACATTAACTCGACTGTACCGCCGCCTGTGACCGCCAGAGAAGCAAAGTTGTTGGCAGCGTTGATGACAGGGTTGGCGTTGACTGCGGTGTACGTAGCGCCCGATAGAATGGCCTGTGCGGATGTTGCTGTTTTCGACAGGATACCGAACGAGCCAGTAACAATCTGCTTGGCCTGCATGCTCAACGACATTGTGTTGACAACAGAACCGGGGAAGCGGTGGAACTGGTTGGAAGCTGCGGCAAATGTCTTTTCAAATGTGAAAGATTTCTGCGCTACACCGTTCTTCAAAACGTTGCTTGTCCATGTGTTGAACATCAAGCCTTCAAGCATATCATCGAACGTGCCATAGGACAGTTCAAAGTTAATCTCGCCTGCTGCATCCTGACCAACACGGGTCATGTCGGAGATGTTGCGGTCTGCACGAATTTCATTGCTCGACACGTACTGGATGGAAGGCGTGAAGCCCTCACCTGTGATACGCAGGTTCTTGAATGTTGGCGTGGCTGGTGTTACGCCATAAGTGACTTCTGGGATATAGGCTAGGCGTGTTTGGGAAGTGTCGGTCATCGGTTGTCTCCTTATGCGATGTGGTCGTAACGAAAATATATAAGCACGTTTATCTGGTAATAGCCATTGTAATTGCCCTTTTCCTGCGCCTGAATATCATAAAAATGAATGCCTGCTGGGGTAGGGCCAAGAAAAAGGGAAACAATCATTTCAGCGTTATCCCAAGCAGGGTTAGTGCCTTTGCCGCTGGGGTGGAATAACTGTGCGTTTATCAAGCCATAGCGGCGTTGAAGGTTAGCACCAGGCGAACCAATGGAAGCCTGCTCACCGTCATAATGCGAGATGTTGAAAGCAACGTAAGGAGAACCGTTTGGCTCGTAAACAACATCATCATAAGCTACCGGAGTTCTAGTACCCCATGCGGTCGCAAAGAATGCTCTTATGGCTGTACGGGCTGCTTTGTAGTTCATCCCCTAACCTCCGCCTGACGCTTGCCCATTTCAACGCCTTTTTCAACAAAGTTGGCAGCGGCTTGTTTTGAGTAACCGTCATTCAATCG